TCGATCCCAGGAAGGGGAGTCGGGTAGGTGTCCGAGTGGTTAATGGAGGTGGACTGTAAATCCACTGGCTCTGCCTACGGGGGTTCAAATCCCTCCCTGCCCACCTGGAGAGGTGGTCGAGTGGTTTATGGCATCGGTCTTGAAAACCGACGAGGGTAACACCTCCGTGGGTTCAAATCCCACCCTCTCCGTTGACATGATACATATAATATAGTATTATGTCAGTATTGCTGGATTAGCTCAGAGGTAGAGCGTCTCGTTTACACCGAGGTTGTCGGCGGTTCGATCCCGTCATCCAGCATTGACAGGTAAAAAATTATGTTAGTAAGATGTAAATGTTGCAATAAAGAATTGCAATCACATGTAGTAAAAACAGTTTCTTGTGGATGTTCAAATATAACAACTCTTAGGGGAGATATTATATCTGCATCTGACCTATCACAAGTAATTATCATTGAGGATAATAAAGAAACTAAAAAACCAGACGCACTATCTAAAGAAGATAGGGTCTGGCAGGAAAATAGACGTAGAAGAAAAATCCGAAGACTTGATTTTGAAGTTAGATAGGATGCATATCTAAATCTTCACCAATTATTGCATATTGCATTCCATCTTCTTTTACTTCTCCAAATTTGAAAACCTTCTTAGAGAGCACACTTCTCTGGAAGGTTCCTTCTTTTTCGGATTGTTCTGTAAATCCTTTATCGAATTTAATTCCAAGGGGGTGAGAAACAATAATGTCTCCTGGTTGTGCATAGATTCCATCTAACCATTCGTGCTTTAGAATTAACTTCCTGAATTTTTTAAATGCAGAGACAAGAATTCTTGCACGTTCTTCTACAGTAAACTCAGTTGGGTCGGTAATGTAATGTGCTTCCCATCCCATCTCACCAAGTCTTCCTGGTTCACCATACTTGATATTACGCATCAAGTTCTTCATTCTGATATCTACTTCCTCTCTTGAGCAACCAGAATTTAGAGCAGATTTTAGTTCTACTTGTAAGTAACTTTTTTTACTGTAGTATGGAACAATGAATGGGCAGAGGTTTATTTGCTTTTCTCCAAATATAAATGGGATTCTGATTTGCAGTTTGTCACCAGGTGCAAACAATTCATCACTATCAGAGTAACCCATTTCAGATAAATACTTATCAATGAGATTCATACTTAATTGAAATAGTTATAGTTATTATACCATATTAGGGGGGTAATTTAATAAAATATTAAGATTTAATAGTTTGTTCCGATTGTTATTATTCTTAGTCTTATGAGACGTTGACAATGTGATACAAACTATATAGACTTTAAAAGCAAAAGTAGATTTGTACCCGCATGGATCCTCTAATTGGACTTTACTTAACCATTGCAATCATTGCCCTTATGGTGGCATATGCAGGTGTAGAGGGGACCATGAGGGTTTTTTACTATTTTGATCTTCAACTGAGATATGCATACGTCAGAATAAAAATGTATCTGATGGCAAAAAAATTGAAGAGGCAATTAGTAAAGGATACAAATAACTACAAAAAACTCATAGAGGAATTAAAAAAATGACCAATGACAAAGAGCTGTCCGACCTCAAACTTGAGAGGAAGGAATGCCCAAAGTGTGGCGCTACGTGGTTAAATGGCGAACACTACTGGTCTGGAACTGGCAAGAAAGGGAACGAAATGGATCTTGCTGGTTTGGTCTGTAATAGATTAGGTGATGAAACCTGCATAAATCCATGCAAAGGTCAAGATGGTGGAGTAACATGGGCAGATAGGTTGCAGGAATTGGAGAAGGATTATCCAAATGAACAATGATCCTCTTATTACAAAAACTGAGTGTCAGGAGATGATCGATGCTGCCATACGTCGTCACAATCGGAATGCTTCGATTATTAGTATGTGCGTTGGTTGGGTTGTTCTTGCACTTTTTGCTGAGGGTCTTCTTCGACTTATCGGAGTAATACCACCATTATTCCCATGGCTGAATATCACATTATAGAGTGGGTTGGGGTAATAACCCTGTTCTTATTTGGAGTGACCATGATCATTCAAGGTCACTTCATTGTTACTGGGAAGCATGGATATAAACATGCTGAACGTGAAAAAGAAAAAATGTCTAACGCTCGTAAACAAGTAGAAGAATTGTTTAAGAAAAATGAGTGAAGAAGAAAGGGTTGAGTTTTACAGGTCTTTGAGGGAGAGGGTTCACGAACTTAGAATTGCTTATCTTTTTGAGGAACCTTGCCCACTGTATGAAGATGATGATTGGTGGGATTGTCGATTAACCTATGACAACACAGAGGAAGATGGACTGGACTGAATTTATTGATTTTATTGCAAGTGTTTTATACTTGTATATTGCTTGGTTGAGTGGAATTCTTTTGGGATATATTATAGGTAAGAGAGAGTGATAAATAATCACACAATTTTTTAAAGATTATGTTTGTTGATCCTAGTCTTAGTCGAATAGATACTTCGATCTTCACTGATAATTATGGTCAGATCAGGGAAGATTATATTAAATTTAGGAATTATGATTACTTCATTGATTACTCACACACATATGATTTAACTGCTGATCCTAACAATGATTTTCTTGGATTTACTCCAACACTGACTCCAGAAAGTCCTTGGAAAGTATGTCCTCTGGTATTTAACAGAAGAGATATTAAGAGAACACCAAAGATGTGTAGAGAGTCATTCACCACAGAACTTCTTTTAAATCAAGAAGTACAACCAATACTTGCTGTATTTTCTATTCTAGAACCAGGAGTAGAATTGGATCCTCATAGAGATGGTGACCAAAGGATTGACCCCAACTATGCAGACTCTAGTGTTATAAAATATCATTTTAGTCTTGATATTCCATCCGATGGTGAGTGTGGACTTGTTGCAAACGATGAACAGAGAATCCTTAATAATGGAGATCTTAATTTGTTTGATGAGAAACTATCTGACCATTATGCATACAACACTTCAGCATCTAGAAGGGGTGTTTTGATCGTCTCCTACATAAGAGATGAGGTGTTGATTAGTTGACAACACAGCGTGGATATCGTATAATATCCACATACAACGGGATGTAGCGCAGTTTGGTAGCGCATTCGCTTTGGGAGCGAAGGGCCGCAGGTTCAAATCCTGTCATCCCGATTGTTAATCATTTAATTTGATTACACGATGTACGCTAAAAAGTATAATCCTCCCGAACCAGTTATTCAAGGAACTCATCGAGTTGCAGATCAACCAGTAATCTATCATAGAGAAGTTCTTCCACCAGCACTAGTGGATCTGATGGTAGAAGAACTTCGTGAAATGGAAAGATTTAATGTTCAATTCCATGATGCAGAAGTTGGTGGGGACAATTATGGTCGGATGGACCATGCTGTACGAAATTCAAAGTTACATTGGTGGACAGAAGAACATTGGGCATGTAGTGTAATCTCCCACTATATTGGTCTTGCAAATAAGACTGTTTGGGAATATGACTTAAATATGCTTGAGAGTATACAAATCTCTGTTTATGATAAAGATGGTCACTATGATTGGCATAGTGACTATGGTACATCTGTAAAAGGGAACTGGACTAGAAAGTTAAGCGCAAGTGTTCTTGTCAGCGATCCTACAGAGTATCTTGGTGGTGATCTAGAGTTCGTTGATTACCATGGTAATTTGGTGAAAGCACCAAAAGAAAAAGGTAGCGTTATTGTTTTTGATTCTAGAATTCCTCATAGAGTAACTCCCGTAACTCATGGTAGACGGGTATCTCTTGTAACCTGGATGTATGGACCTAAACTAAAATGATGCAACCTTGGCCTAGGTTTGCTAAAGACAAACCTTTTAAAAAAGTAAAAGTTCCTAAAGAACTTTATGTAGAGATGATGCTTGCATATAATGATGCAAGGTTTAATGAAATACAGTTCGATCCATACTTTGATGATGACTATAATATGATAGTCTCTGGTGGATCTGTATCTGTTCTCAATACAAAAAGACCATTTTATCTTAGAGCACAACTTGCAAAAGATTTATTTGATAGGTGGGGACAAGCACTTCAACCACAAATGGAAGAATGGTGTGGACAAGAATTGAGATTTGTTCAGGGATATGGTATTAGATCTTATATAAAAGATTCTATTCTTGCTGTACATAGGGACGAGATTACAACCCATGTCATTAGTGCAATTATTCATATTGATGAGTATCCAAGTGTAAAGTGGCCCTTAGATTTTATTGATCATGAAGGAGAACACCACAAAGTAACATTTGATAGTGGTGACATGTTGATGTATGAAAGTTTATGTGTACATGCTAGATCAACACCATTCCAGGGAGAGTTCTATAGGAATATGTACTTCCATTGGTGTCCAAAAGTATGGGACTCGTTCCCATATGTAAGTCATAAACTTAGATATAAGTCTATCGAGGAAGCTCAAAATGAGTACAAGCACTGAACCAAATGATATCCCCTTCTACACAGTAGAACATTGGCAACAGAATTGGGATACCTTAATTGATAGAGTTGAAAATGGAGAACCTATTGGGGTTACAAATGGAAGTAACTCTGCAGTAATGGTTCCAGCAGATGATGAATTAATTAGATTATATACTGATCATAATGAAGGATCATGAACGTTGTAGATAATTTTCTTGATAGGTCTTCATTAGAGTCAATAACAAATCTACTATTCTCAAATGGTTTTCCTTGGTACATGAGTACTGGAATATCAAGAGAAGGATCTGAAGGTATGTACTTTACCCATACCTTCTATCAAAATTATGTTCCAAAAAGTGATCATATTGGAATATTGGGTTCATTTATAAATGCACTTGAACCTAAAGCAATTATAAGATTACGTGCAGCACTGTACCCTAAAACTAGTGAACTGCAGTGGCATGGTATGCACACAGACTATCCTTTTGAGCATAAGGGATGTATTCTATACCTTAATACATGTGATGGATACACAGGGTTCTCTGATGATAAAGTAGAGTCTATTGAGAATCGTGCATTGTTTTTTGATCCAAGTAAACCTCATTGTAGCACCTCCTGCACCAATCAAGATTTTCGTGCTATAATCATCATGAACCACTTCTGAGGGACTGTCGCCTATTGGTTAAGGCCCACTGCTTATAACGGTGTGAACTGGGTTCAATTCCCAGCAGTCCTACCAGCTCCTTTAGCAATCTGGTGAATGCAGCGAACTCATAATTCGCCTGAGGCGTGTTCGATCCACGCAAGGAGCACTTGACAGATCTCTGTCAAATCAGTACAATGTTCTTGTCAACATTCAGACAAATGACTCTTACAACTAAATTCAAGAAGGACATCAGCACTCTTCGTGCTGCAGCAAATGGCGATCTCTTCCTCGATGTGAAGAACCCTAAACTTTTTAAAAAGGTTCGACGCTATTACGATAATGAAGGTGTAGTCTTCTCTGGAGATCCTCTTGATGACTATGATATTCTTATGGAATGTCTAGCACAAGACCTTGAATCAGTAGAAGTTGCTTGACGTTTCCCAGTTCGTAAAACTGGGTGGTGGAGTCAATGACCCTTTAAAAATGCAATTAACAACAGAACAAATCCAATCCAACGAATATCTGCACCAAGACTTTATTTGTGCTTGGGACAATCTAGTTCCTGATGAATTCTGTGATTGGTTGGTCCGTTACCTAGAGAATTCTGGGTATCTTAGTCCCAGGAGAATTTCTTACCTCAGCGATAAACAAGTTGAGATGCATAATTTTTCTCCTGGAGAAGCGGACTATCTTCAAGGAATTGTAAATCAATGTGCTACTGAGTACATGCAAAAGTATCCATATTTGCAATCAAACTCATACAGTAGTAGTTGTGTTCTTCTTCAAAAAACAGAGCCAAAAGAAGGATTCCATGCATTTCATTGTGAAGATTCCGCCTGGCAAACAGGAATGAGAACACTTGCTTGGATGGTTTATTTGAATGATGTTGAAGATGGTGGAGAGACTGAGTTTCTTTACCAACAACTCAAAATTAAACCAGTAAAGGGAAGAATTGTTATTTGGCCTGGATCCTTTACTCATCTACATAGAGGTAATCCACCAATGAGTAATAAGTATATTGCTACTGGTTGGTACGCTGGAGCATCTGGTCTTGAAAAAAGATTCTTCTCCCCTAACGATCCCTCATCTTGAGTGGCATGTAACACACTCCTGCAACTTTACTTGTCAGGGGTGTGGTCATTACACGAACGATGGGTACAAACAGAATATAACCTTAGAAACTCTCAAGGAATGGTATCTCTCTTGGAATAAGAGAATCCTTCCAAGGGAGTTATCTATGTTGGGAGGAGAACCTCTTCTCAATAAAGAGATTGTAGATATAATCTACATGACGAAAGAATTGTGGAATATATCTGAGAATCAAGAATTTGAGTTGGTATCCAACGGTCTTCTATTCAATAGAGTTGATGGTTTACCAAAAGCACTAATAGAAACAAACTGTGTACTTACAATTACAAAACACTCAAAAGATCCAAATTACATTAGATTATTTGATAATGCGATTGAATGTATTAAGGAGTCAGGAGTAAACTATAGAATTCATGATGCTTCAGATTATTGGTTGAAAACCTATACTGGATACGGATGCTCTATAGAACCTATGGAGAGTGCTGACTACAATAGTTCATGGGACAACTGCCCAACGGGGCAAGAGAATTTTATCCTTCAAGATTCTAAGATATATAAGTGTGCAGCACTTGCATATCTTCCACTACAAAAACAAAAGTATGGGGATAATTTGTCTGCAAAATGGAATCCGTATCTTAGATATGAACCACTATTGTCCACTGCATCTGATTTAGATGTCCTGGAGTTTTTTACTAGAACTGCCGAACCTGTCTGTTCAATGTGCCCTAACAATAAAAATTTCTTTACAAAAGAAACCCCCCTTCATTCGCCGCGATATGTGAGAAGTTTATATGAAACCAACTGAAGAAGTATTAATAGTTGATGATCTTTTTGACTCTTCTACGATAGATCAATTGTATTCTGAGTGTCAGAAGCACTTTGAGAAGAACTTGATGTTTAGTGATGATATCGATGTCACTCACTCTGTAGTTGATTGTCATGGATTAGCATTGTCTCAAAGTAGATATTTCCCGTACTCTGTGAACTGCTGGAATATTTTATGTTTAAAGATTAAAAAACATGTTACTGAGTATTGTCATAAACTTGGATATGATGAATCTTTTATAATACCATTTTCTTGTTGGGCAGAGAGATCTGCTACTGAGGTGAATCCAAACTTAATAGAGGGATTTAGTGCTCTAACTAATGGTGGAGTATTTGAAACTGGAAGTGAATTTGATTACTTTAGAGATCTCCCTCAAAAAGTATTTGATCAAGATGGGCAGGTAAAGAAGCACTTTTTAAGATCAGTTTATAATTTGCATAGTCCAGATTCTTTTTTTGGTACTACCATATTCTTTGATTCTGGAGAAAAAAAGATACCTTCCAAACAAAATAGATTAATCATTTATGATGGTGGAAGTTATCGTAGCACTCATTATTATCCCAAGAAGGGATCCAATACACTTAACTTTGAAAATTATCTTGTTGGTAAGTATAATATTGTTTTTGATTGGTATATCAATGATCCTTTTGATGTACCAGATTGGATACTGCCTTAACTATTGAGAGAGAATTGTTCTTGAATTTTATTAGGTGTATCTGTGTTAATGCAATCTACTACGATTGTTATTCTTGGATACTCTTGAGCAACTTCAATGGGTGGATATAATGCTGTATGGTAGAGTTTGGGATTAAATATCATTAAACTATTTTCTTCCCCGTCATTTTGATATATTTTTTTATCAGTTAATTTAACTATAGTTCCATATTTTGGATCTGGATTTTTTAAATAATAGACCATTCCAATTGGATTGTCTTTATGTGAATGCATATTACCAAGAACGTTATGCTGCCTTAAACGTTTTCTTAGATCTTCCTTTGTATGTTTTCCTGGGAATTCTATATCAGCAATTCTAGTTATCCAAGATGAGTGTACTTTTATTGTGGATAAATCAATACCAGACACACTGCAATACTTTGCAATGTGTTTTTTTATTTCGGTATAAAACTTTATCCAAAGATCCGAAGTAACAAACTCCTCATGAGTTAAAAGTTGTCCAGATGCTTCTGGTGGATATACTTCTTCCGTAATTTCTTTTCTTGTGGACTCCAACCAATGAACTGCAGATCCATAAAGTTCCTGTAGCAATTCTTCTGGAATTACATCAAACGCTTTATAAAAATAACTATCTTCGTACTTCTTTACTTGTATAGTTTTAGACATCCTTCAAGACTCTGCGATAGTAGTATTTATCGGCAATTTGTGCTATAGTCTATGGATACAATGCCTAAACTATGAAAACAGCACTGATTACTGGAATCACAGGGCAGGATGGATCTTATCTTGCCGAACTACTTATTGAGAAGGGATATATGGTTCATGGGATTGTCCGTAGGGCATCCCTTATCAATACATATAGAATCGATCATATCTTTAATCACCCACAACTGAAGTTGCATTATGGTGATCTTACCGATGCTGGTAATTTGATCCATGTAATTCAAAAAACAAAACCAGATGAGATCTATAATCTTGCTGCTCAAAGTCATGTGAAGGTCTCTTTTGAACTTCCAGAATACACTGGAAATGTTGATGGACTTGGGACTCTTCGCATTCTTGAAGCAGTTCGTATTCTGGAGATGGAAGATACGTGTAGGATTTATCAAGCATCTACAAGTGAATTGTATGGTTTAGTTCAAGAAGTACCACAAAGAGAAACAACACCATTCTATCCACGTTCTCCTTATGGCGTAGCAAAACTCTATGCATATTGGATTACAAAGAATTATCGTGAGTCGTATGGAATGTATGCCTGTACTGGCATCTTGTTCAATCATGAATCACCTCGTAGAGGTGAGACTTTTGTAACTAGGAAGATTACTAAAGGACTTTCTAAGATTAGTTGTGGTCTTCAAGATGTTCTTCTGTTGGGTAATCTGAATGCAAAGCGTGATTGGGGACATGCTAAAGATTATGCTGAAGCAATGTGGTTGATGCTACAGCAAGATTCTCCAGATGATTACGTTATTGCAACAGGTGAACAATATTCTGTTAGAGAGTTTGTAGAGAAGTCTGCCCATTATTTTGGTATGGATATTGAGTGGCAAGGTGAGGGTGAAGATGAGATTGGAATTGATCGCAATACTCGCAGGACAGTTATTCGAGTAGACCCTAAATACTTCCGCCCTGCCGAAGTTGAGTCTCTTCTTGGAGATGCAACAAAAGCAAAAGAACAACTAGGTTGGGAACCAAAAATTTCTTTTGATGAACTCGTTGAGGACATGTGTATCTATGGACAGTGATTCTAGAATTTTAGTTGCTGGTGCTAACGGTCTAGTTGGATCAGCAATTGTGAGGTGTTTGAAGAATAAAGGACACAAGTTTGTTATTGAAGCAACTCGTAATGACGTTGACTTTACAAATCAAGTACAGACTCAAGCATATTTTGGTTCAGTAGAACCTGAGTATGTTTTTGTTGCTGCCGCCAAAGTAGGTGGAATTATGGCAAATAAAACATTGCCCGCTGATTTCATTTATCAGAACTTAATGATTCAGTCAAACATCATTAATTCTGCATATGAATATGGATGCAAAAAACTTGTGTTCCTAGGATCATCTTGCATCTATCCAAAGCATCCTGAGATTCCTATTACTGAAGACCAATTGATGACTGGTCCTCTTGAACCAACAAATGATGCATATGCTGTTGCAAAGATTGCTGGTATTAAGATGTGCCAAGCATATCGTCAGCAGCATGGGTTCGATGCTATCTCACTTCAACCAACCAATCTTTATGGTGTAAAGGATAACTTTGATCCTCTATCAAGTCACGTTATTCCTGGAATCATGCGTAGAATGCATGAGGCAAAACTACACGGTGACACTGAATTCTGGTGTTGGGGAGATGGATCTCCCTTGAGAGAATTCTTATACATTGATGATATGGCAGAAGCATGTTATGCTTGTATGGAGAACTATAGTGATTCTGAGATCATTAACATTGGCACAGGATATGACATCTCTATCAAAGAGTTGACAGAAGTGATTGCTGAAGTTGTTGGATACAATGGTTGCATCAAATGGGATACTACCAAACCAAATGGAACTCCCAGGAAGGTCATGAATGTAGATAAACTTCTTGGTCTTGGGTGGAAACCTAAAGTTGATATTGTAGAGGGAC